TAAATGAATCTTAGAAAAGCTACACTAACCGACTATGGAGTGCCGCCGGACGATATACCGGCGCTTCAAAGTCATTTCAGGCACCTTGATGAGAATGACAAGTATAATCTTCTGCAAGTGTCAATCAAATATGCGCCAGGCATAGAATCACAGATATACGACAGCATAGTGAACTGTATAGGATACCGGACAATGGAACGATTCCGAGATATGCCGGTATCTGAAAATGATTTCTACGGATACAAGCGCAGAATCATGGCAGAATATTATCACCTAGCAAAATTGACCGGAAGATTATAAAATTGATAAAAACTAAAAGTGGTGTAGAGGTACATAACCCCTAGTGTGGTATTATAGTGTATATAACTATAACTATGCTAGGGCGTTTTAATTCAGAAAGGATATGATTGGATGTTGATAGGATGGCAAACGAGGAAAATTTAAAACCATTTACAAGCAATCAAAGCCGTGAGGAAGCCGTGAGAAACGGACAAAAAGGCGGTATTGCATCTGGATATTCTAGGCGACAAAAAAAAGCCCTTTCTGATTATGTAAAAATTATAGCCGAAAGTCCTGCATCAAGTACTGCAAAAAAGAAACTTGCAAAAATGGGGATTGCTGACGAAGACGCAAATAACATGGCAGTCGTAGCAACTTCTCTGTATAAAAAAGCGGCAGATGGAAATATACAGGCTATCGAAAAATGGGAGCAGCTAACAGCAGCTTCAAAAGACGATGATGAAAAATATGAACTTCCTGCCAGAGTACTTGGCAAGGCGTTCGTGGATATTAACCGACAGATTAAGCCTAACATTGAATATGTATTTGAGGGCGGTCGTGGTGGCCTAAAATCGTCGTTTGTAGCCTTTAAGATTGTTGAGCTTATCAAGAATAATCCCCAGATGCACGCCTGCATTACAAGACAAGTAGCCGGTACTCTGAAAGATTCTGTATACGCTAACATGAAATGGGCTATCAACGAACTTGGACTGATGGAAGAATTTGAATGCAAGGTGTCACCACTTGAGATCAAGTATATTAAGACTGGACAGACAATATACTTCCGTGGTCTGGACGATGAAACCAAACTGAAATCTATTAAGCCGGAGTTTGGGTATATCGGAATCCTCTGGAAAGAGGAAAAAGATCAAATGAAGGGAGACGCTCAGGAACGTTCTGTTAATCAGTCAGTGCTTCGTGGCGGCGATGAATCCTATGATTTTTCATCGTATAACCCGCCAAAATCAAAATCAAACTGGGTAAACAGGATTAAGCTCATACCTAACCCGAAAAGAGTTATCCATCATTCAAGTTATCTGGAAGCCCCGGCGGAGTGGCTCGGACAGAAGTTTATTGACGATGCAGCACATCTGAAAGAAATCAATCCAGAAGCCTATGAACATGAATACCTGGGTGTTCCGAATGGCGATGGCGGAAACGTATTTGAATATCTGGAGATTAGAGATATTACAGATGAAGAGATCAGTCGCATGGACAAAATATTTCAGGGGTGTGACTGGGGATTTTTCCCTGATCCGTATGCTTTTATTCGTTTGTATTACAATCATAACACTGAAAAGATATATCTCATTGATGAAATTTACGAAAATAAATGGAGTAATAGGAAATCAGCAGACGAGATTCTAAAAAGAAAATATGATGATTATACTATTACTTGCGATTCTGCTGAACCTAAATCAATCAATGATTATAGAGATTTTGGGCTCCCGGCAAGGGGCGCAATAAAAGGACCTGGGAGTGTGGAATATTCTATGAAATGGCTTCAAACAAGAACTATTGTTATTGACCCTAAGAGAACGCCTAATGCTTATAAAGAGTTTTCGGAATACGAATACGAAAGAGATAAAGACGGAAACGTTATAAGCGGATATCCTGATGAGAATAACCATTTAATCGATGCCTGTAGATACGCAACAGAATCATTGTGGAGGAGAAGAGGGAATAATGCTTAAAAGAGGGTACAGTCTAAAATATAGACGAATATATAAAATCTGGCAGGGAATTCGTCAGAGATGCAATAACCCCAATGACAAAGATTATGAAGACTATGGCGGAAGAGGAATAAAGGTTTGCAAAGAATGGAATAAAAGTTCAGAAGCGTTTGTTCTATGGGCATTAGAAAATGGATATGCTGATAATTTGAGTATTGATAGAATAGACACAAATTCGGACTATTCGCCAGAAAATTGCAGATGGGCAACATGGACTCAGCAGGCAAGAAACAAAAGAATGGAAAAAATAAATTCAACTGGTGTTACTGGTGTTTCCATGGACAGAGGGAAATATAGAGCAACAATCTATGTAGATAATAAAAAAGTTGATCTAGGCAGGCATGACACGCTTGAAGAAGCAGCAGAAGCACGTAGACAGGGTGAGATAAAATACTGGGGCGTGAGTGCATAATGGGACTTATAACAACACTAAAAAGGTGGTTTAACATGATTTTCAAAAAACAAGCCGAAGAGGACTTTAATATCCAGGCGGCAGAATTCCCAGAGATGGAAGCGCTGATTAACCGGTGTGCAAACATTTACAGGGGTGCGCCGGAATGGCTAGATGATAAGAATAATATCAAGACGATTAATTTTGCTAAATCTGTGTGTTCAGAGACTGCCAGACTTGCAACACTGGCGATTGGCATTCAGATTGACGGTTCCGCAAGGGCTACGTGGCTACAGGAGCAGATAGACAAGGTATATTTCCAAATCCGGCACTGGGTAGAATATGGCTGTGCTTACGGAACCGTGTTCATTAAGCCGAACGGCGAGAGCCTTGATGTATTTACACCGGCAGACGTGATGATTGTAGATTATAACAATCAGGAAATCAAAGGGATTATATTTAAGGATTCTTATACTGTCGGAAGAAAATACTACACAAGGCTCGAATATCATAGATTTGTCGAGACCACCGTGGACGGAGTGACAACCTATCCGTATTATGTTTCAAACAGAGCTTATGTATCAAAATCTCCTCAAAGCATCGGAGACAAGATTGACCTCAAACAAACCAAGTGGGCTGATCTTATGGCAGATACACCGCCGATTCTCAAAGTAAACGGTGAGAAACTGGACGGACCATTGTACGGAGTACTTCGGACACCACAGGCTAACAATGTGGATATTAGCACGCCACTGGGACTTCCGATATTTGCGGAAGCTATAGAAGAATTAAAAGACCTGGACATTGCATACAGCCGAAATGCAAAAGAAATCCTTGATTCTAAGCGGACTGTTCTAGCAGATGACAGATTGTTGATGCCGAGTGGTTCACCTGTCTCCGCTATGACACCACAGGCAATGGAACATAGATGTTCAGAAATGAGCTTGCCGGATTATGTAAAAAATGTATTCGGACAGGATGAAAAAGAGTTTTACAAGGAAATCAATCCAATTCTCAACACAGATACCCGTATAAGCGGCATAAACGCCATTTTAAGCCAGTTAGGGTACAAGATTGGATTCTCCAACGGGTACTTTGTTTTTAATGAAAAAACCGGTATGGTGACGGCTACGCAGGTAGAAGCAGACGACCGACGGACAATCCAGTTGATTAAGGATGTTAGAGATAAGCTAGAATGTTGCTTGAATGACACTATATACGCCCTAAATACATTTGCAGATTTGTATGGCATTGCACCAGATTCTAACTGGATTTACGACGAAAAGAAAAAGAAATATGTCCAGTATATAGTTAATTATGATTTTGGCGATTTTACATACAACAGAGAAGAAGACAGGATGGCGTGGTACAGTTATGTAAATTCCGGGCATGTAGCATTTTGGCGTTATTTGATGAAATTTTATGGATATACCGAAGAGGAAGCAAAAAAAATTTCACAAGAAGCCAAAGAGGAAAACAAAACGAGAGGTTTTTTTGAAGAAGAGTAATGAGATTAGAGCAATGGTTAAAGAAGCCCAGCCAGACGAGCCGAAACTGTTTGGAGATGAGTAATTATGTTAAGCCCAGAATATTTACGCCGGATAACAGAGGACAGTGAGCAGATTGCGGAAGAACTGCATCAATATATCATCTCTGAGATCGTGTCTCGAATGATGACAAGAATCGGCAGAGGTGAGGATTATATTCTGACTAATGCCGATGCGTGGAGAATCAGAACGCTACAGGAATCTGGTGAGCTGCTAGAGGACATTCTGGCAGAATTATCCAGATACACCAAACGCGAACAGCAGGAACTCCTTGAAGCGTTTGAAGATGCCGGTATCACTGCGATGAACTACGATGATAAGATATACAAAGCGGCAGGATTAAGTCCCGTACCGCTCGAACAGTCTCCAGCTATGATAAGACTCATGGAGCGAAATATGCTTGCTACAATGGGAGAATGGCGGAACTTCACAAGGGCAACTGCAAATGCGGCTCAAAGGCTTTATATTGAGCAATGCGACCTTGCATACAATCATGTGATGACTGGAGCAGTTGGGTATACGCAAGCCATCAAAGAGGCGGTTAATAACGTTGTGAGTGATGGTGTTACGGTCACATATCCATCTGGCAGAAAAGACACGATCGAAACAGCAGTCGCACGTTCTGTCAGAACTGGTGTGGCACAGGCTACTGGAGATATATCCCTCAAGCGCATGGAAGAAATGGACTGGGATTTAGTTCTGGTCAGTGCTCACATGGGAGCCAGAACAGGTGACGGCGGTGAGAACCCGGGAAATCACGCATGGTGGCAAGGAAAGATATACTCTCGTTCTGGCAAGAGCAAGAAATTTCCGCCATTCTCATTGACCGGATACGGAACGGCAAGTGGATTGTCAGGGGTCAACTGTCGGCATAGTTTTGGAGCCAGTGATGGAGAATTTAATCCCTATACAGAACTATCAGCGCAGGACAAAGCCAACAAAGGTAAACAGTACGAAAAAGAACAGCGACAGCGCACTTATGAGCGAAGAATCCGAAAAACAAAACGCGAAGTCCTTGGAATGCAAGCGGCGGTTAATAACTGCAAGGACGAACAGGCAAGATTTGCACTCCAACAAGACCTTGACCGGAAGTCTTATCTTTTGCAGAAACAAAATGCTGCATACAAAGATTACTGCAAGCAGAACGACCTGAGAGAACTGCAAGACCGGCTCATAATAGCGAAGTGGAACCGCCAGAACGCTGCTAAAGCCAGAGGAGCGGCAAAGAGATATAAAACAGCAAAGGGGATTGACTGATGGATAGATGGAAATATTTCAATCCGAATCCTGTTAAGGATAAGAGAACAGGAGATTGCGTTGTCCGGGCGATATGCAAAGCGACCGGGCAGGACTGGGAAACAGTATTCACTGGATTAATGATACAGGCGTGCACTCTGTCAGATATGCCAAGTGCAAATTATGTCTGGGGTGCGTACCTCTATAAGCATGGGTACAGACGCAAACTGATTGAACAGTCAGAACGATATATCTATACAGTCAATGACTTTTGTACAGACCATCCGACCGGCACGTATATCCTCTGCATAGATGGTCATGCGGTGACAGTACAAGACGGCAAATATTTCGATACATGGGATAGCGGTAATGAGATCCCGGTATATTACTGGGAAAAGGAGAATAAATGAGCATATCAGAATTTATACAGATTTTCCTCTCTATCTGCGGAGGGGTGTCTATTGTCGGAGGGGCGGCGGCTGTAATCTTTAAATGGATTACTCCAGCATTTCGACTTAATAAGCGAGTAGAGACACTGGAAGAACATGATAGACGAGACTATGAAAGCCTTCAGAGAATCGCAGAACGAGATTCATTAATTCTGGAAGTGTTGTCGACCATGCTGGATAGTCAGATTAGTGGGAATAATGTAGAAGAATTAAAAAAAACAAAACAGAAGCTTACAAATTATCTTGCGCAGAATCAACGTTAGCATTAGTAAGGGGTATGCTCATGAAATTATATGTGTTCACGAAGAAAGATATAGACAGATTCTTGATAGAGTGTAATTTCACACCGGACGAAGAAAGATTGTTCCGGTTGAGATGCAAGGAATATACGCTCGAATACTGCGCTGAGCAGATGAACGTGAGCATATCAACGGCAAAGCGGTTAAGCCGGAGGGTAAACAATAAAATAATTAAAGTGTGCTGATACTTTTTAGACACTAATTAGAGCCAGAAACGACCTGTTTCCGGTTCTTTTTTTATGCAAAAATATAATCAGAAAGGCGGTGTATAAGATGGCATTATATAACAATCCTTATCAATATAGTTTTGGCGTTCCTGGGCAAATGAACCAGTTCCAGCAACAGCCTGTCCAGATTCCAGCTCAACCAGTACAGCAACCACAGCAGAATAATAGCGGTATCCTGTGGGTATCCGGCGAAGTCGGCGCAAAATCCTATCTGGTAGCACCCGGGACAAGTGTTTTGCTGATGGACAGCGAAAGTGAAAAGTTCTACATAAAATCCACAGATGTATCCGGTATGCCACAACCACTGCGGACATTTGAATACCACGAGGTAGGTTCTCAGATGCCGCCTAAGCAGCCTGTTCAGAACATGGACAGTAAATATGTTACTCGACAGGAATACGATGATTTGAAAGGCAAATACGAAGTTATCATAAACCGATTAAATTCATTTTCTGAACCTGTTAGGGCTAATACCGCACAGGAATCAGCGGTCAAGGGAGGAAACGCAGATGAGTAATCCATTATTCAATGCCCTCAGTGGTGGGATGCCGCAGGGAAACGGGCCAATGCAGATGATACAGCAGTTTATGCAGTTTAAGCAGAATTTCAAGGGAGACCCGAAGGAAGAAGTCCAAAAGATGTTACAGTCTGGACGGATTTCCCAGCAACAACTTAATCAGGTTCAGCAGATGGCAGGACAGTTTCAGCACATGTTGAAAGGAATGAAATAGTACATTACAATCTGGCCAGATTGATGTAAATACCAATAAAGGAGATTATATTATGGATGGAAATTATAGCTTAGCAGATATTGCCGCTGCTACCGGAAACGGTAGAAATAATGATGGCATGTTTGGTGGAGATGGTAGCTGGTGGATTATTGTTTTATTCATTTTTGCCTTCTTCGGATGGGGAAACAACGGCTGGGGCAATAATGGCAACGGCGGCGGATATGCAGCCACAGCAGCTACTCAGGCAGATATTCAGAGAGGATTTGACAATTCCGCAGTAATTAGCAAACTTGACGGAATCAACAACGGCATCTGCGATGGATTCTATGCAGTGAACAACGGTATGCTTACTGGATTTAATGGAATTAACACCAACATCATGCAGACCGGCTTTGGAATCCAGCAGGCTATTAATGCCGATACTGTAGCTAATATGCAGAACACTAATGCTTTACAGGCACAGCTTGCGAACTGTTGCTGCGAAACCAGAGAAGCAATTCAGGGCGTAAATTACAATATGGCACAGAACACCTGCGCATTGCAGAACACCATGAACAGCAATACAAGAGACATTATTGACAGTCAGAACGCTGGAACAAGAGCCATTCTTGACTATCTTTGCAATGAAAAGATTTCTAGTCTGCAGGCTGAGAATAATGATCTCAGACGTGCTGCATCTCAGGATCGCCAGAGCGCACTTCTCACAACTGCAATGGCTTCTCAGACACAGCAGCTCATTAATGCAATCAATCCAGCACCGATTCCGGCATATCAGGTTCCTAACCCGAACACATATTACGGATGTGGATGCGGATACAACACCGGATGCAATTGCTGATAACTTCATATCGAGAGTATCTTTCGATTGATTCGAATGTCGGCTTATGCCGTATTACACAGAGGGGCAGGCTGAGACCTGTCCTTTTGTGATATGAAAGGAGTATTTTTATGGCAGAATTTACAAATGTAGCTGCTCAGACTGTAGCAGCAAATGGAAACGTAGTATTTTCAAACACAGCAGTCAAAGGTTCTAACTGTATTCAACACAGAGAGGGAAGCGGAATCATTACCCTGAGAGGGCTTACTAACCAGTGTAAAGCAAGATTTTTCGTGGATTTTTCTGGCAATATCGCAATTCCAACAGGCGGTACTGTCGGAGCTATTTCTCTGGCTATTGCAATCTCTGGCGAACCTGTATTATCTTCACAGATGATTTCCACACCGGCAGCAGTAGACCAGTACAACAATGTGTCCTCTGGCATCTATATTGATGTACCTCGCGGATGTTGCGTTAATATCGCAGTAGAGAACACAAGCAATCAGGCTATTTCTGTTGCGAACGCAAACATTGTCGTAACCAGAGAAGCGTAGGAGGTGTGATTATGAGAGACATTAAAGACTTATGCGCAAGAATTGAAGACGAACTGTCCAAAATCGCTGATAATGGACTGACCACCGGAAATCTGGAAATGACATACAAGTTGATTGATATGTACAAAGATATCAAGAACACTCAGTACTGGGATAAGAAAGTAGAGTACTACAACACTGTCCTTGATGAGATGCGTGGTGGCTACAATGACGATTACAGCGAACGTGGAAGAAAACGTGATAGTATGGGGAGATACAGCGCAAATGATGGCAGAATGATGCCGGATTACGACAGGGGCAATTCTTATGCCAGACGGGGTGAGCATTATGTCAGAGGGCATTACAGCCGTTCTGATGGACGAGATGCTTATGACGATTACATGACGCAGAAACAGAGCTATCGTTCCGGCAAGTCTGAGGACTGCAAGAGGAAGATGCTTGCCGCTCTGGAAGAACATCTGGACGAACTCACAACAGAAATGAGCGATATGTCTAAGGACGCAGAGTGCCGGGAGGAACGCGATCTTGTCAAGAGATACGTAGAAAAACTCCGGGATATGCTTTAAAAACACAAAAAGTGGTAGAGAGGTAGTTAAAAGAAATCTGTTATAATGTAATTGTGCAGCAGGAAGCACAAGTAAAACGGTTGTTTTGACATTTTCGTTTTAATCCTCCTTTCTTTAATTTAGTAGCTGGTGCGCACGCTTTAATGGAAAGTTAAACAGGTCCGAATCCTGTCGTGCGTATTTGCCGTCTGGCACGCAAGATGGCTCACCTCCTTGATTAAGGTTTTTGTTATTTATACTTTTCTTTTAAAAGAAATAAATATCCGAAACAACTCGTGGCAGGCATAACACGTTAAATACCTTGCTAACCCGGGAATCCGGGTTAATGGAATGTAGCTCAGTAGGAAGAGCGGAGATGCTGAATTCTTGACGTCAGAGGTTCAAGTCCTCTCATTCCATTACCCTGCCAGTGGTCTAACTGGCTTAATCCATTTACCTGCGGCGGCAGGTCAATAAACACGACCAGGAGGATATATATGCAGAAACTTATTGACACATTAAAATCGTATGGAATTGAAATCCCGGAAGATAAACAGGCAGATGTGAAGAAAGCACTCTCTGAGCATTATAAGAATGCTAAAGAAGTAGCGAAAACTCTGTCGAAAGTCGAGGGTGAACGTGATGACTGGAAAGAACGTGCCGAGACAGCAGAAGAAACCTTAAAAGGCTTTGACGGTATCGACCCGGCGAACATTCAGACAGAGCTTGCTGAATGGAAGAAGAAAGCTGAGGATGCAGAGAAGGAATTCAATGCAAAGATCTATGACCGCGATTTTTCAGACGCACTTAAAACAGCACTTGATAATGTTAAATTTTCCAGTGAGGCTGCAAAAAGGTCAGTCATGACAGACATTAAAGAAGCCGGATTAAAGCTGAAAGATGGCAAGATACTTGGGCTGAATGATTTGATTGAGCAGATGAAACAGTCTGACGCATCCGCTTTTGTGGATGAATCTCAGCAACAGGCTCAGCAGAATCAGGCAAGATTCACCACTCACGTTGGACAGCAGCAGACACCGGGAAGCATGACAAAGAAAGATATCGAAGCAATCAAAGACCCGTCCGAGAGACAGGCTGCAATTGCTCAGAATATCCAGTTATTCCAGTGATTTTTTTACACCGACTATACATCAGAGTATAGCCACTAACCCAATACCTTAACAATTATGGGTAGAAAGGATTTTTTATATGGCAGTAAAAGCTAATCTTATTATGAGTAATGATATTCAGGTCACAGCACGTGAGATTGACTTTGTAACCAGATTCGAAAGAAACTGGGAACACTTACGTGAAATCCTTGGTATCATGCGTCCAATCAAAAAGACACCCGGAGCGGTTCTTAAATCAAAATATGCAGAGGGTACATTACAGAACGGAAATGTTGGTGAGGGTGAGGAAATCCCTTACAGCAAATTCGTTGTAAAAGAAAAGCCCTATGCAGAAATGACTATCGAGAAATACGCAAAGGCTGTATCTATTGAAGCAATCAAGGATCACGGTTACGAGAACGCTGTTCAGATGACCGATGATGAATTCCTTTTCCAACTTCAGACCAATGTTACTGAAAGATTTTACAACTATCTGAAAACAGGTACTCTCTCATTCACGGAAACCACTTTCCAGATGGCTCTGGCAATGGCTAAGGGTCGTGTAGAAAACAAATTTAAGCAGATGCACAGAAATGTGACCGGTGTTGTTGGATTTGTAAACATTCTGGATGTGTACGAGTATATCGGAGCAGCTGAGATTTCTATTCAGAATCAGTTCGGCTTCCAGTACATGAAAGACTTCCTGGGATTCAATACAATCTTCCTGTTATCTGACAGTGAAATTCCAAGAGGAACAGTAATCGCTACACCTGTTGAAAATATCGTTCTGTACTATGTTGACCCGAACGAATCTGATTTTGCAAGAGCGGGTCTTGTATATACTGTATCCGGTGAAACAAATCTGATCGGATTCCATACACAGGGCAATTACCACACAGCAGTGTCTGAATCATTCGCAATCATGGGACTTACCCTCTTTGCAGAATATATTGACGCTGTTGCTGTCGGAACTATCAACGCAACTCAGACACTTGGAACTCTGACTGTAAACTCCACAGCAGGAAGTAAGAGCGGAGATACAAAAGTGACTGTTACTCCGGCAAAAGTAAGCGCAGGAAATGTGTACAAGTACAAAGTTGCATCATCTGAGACTTCCGTAGACTACGGACAGAATGTGAAGAACTGGAGCGCGTGGGATGGAAAATCTGACATTACCGCAACAACAGGACAGGTAATCACAGTGGTTGAGTGCGACAGTACCTATAAAGCACTGAGCGCCGGACATGCGACTGTAACAGCAAAATGATGATCGTGGGAGGTAACTGGCATGGCTTATGCAGATTATGAATTTTATACAACTTCATATTTCGGTTCGGTCGTGCCAGAAGCTGACTTTCCACGACTGGCAGAAAGAGTCAGTGATTTTGTGGACACAATGACATTTGACAGGTTGGTGGACGGACTGCCGACAGATAAACGCTCTCAGAAGCGTATCAAAAAGGCGGTCTGTTCATTGGCTGAATTAATGTATCAGATTGAGCTTGCTGAAAAGAATGCTGCCAATGCCGCCGCTAGTGGAGCATCAACCACAATCGGGCCCGGTGGTAGCACGACAGGCGTTGTAACTTCTGTGTCATCCGGCAGTGAATCCATCTCTTACGCCACGCCACAGCAAAAAGCATCAGGTGCAAAGGAATGGAGTGCAGTGTATGCCGCTGCCGGAGATGTACAGAAAACGAATGACTTACTCTTAAAGACAGCTTTACCGCTTCTGATGGGAGTAAGGACGGATGAAGGGATACCGATTTTATATGCAGGATTTCAAGGTTGATATCTTAGGCTCTGAATGGAGCGTGAAGTTCGGGAACAAGAAACAATATCCGAGTCTGACAAATGCAGATGGCTATACTGATTTATCAACACGGGAAATTGTGGTTGATGACATGGAGACATCGCAGGGACAGATTGGAGTAAAAGCAGACCTTAAAAGTTATCAGAAGCAGGTTATTAGGCACGAAATCATCCACGCATTTCTGATGGAATCTGGACTTGATTCTAATTCAAATAGTGCTGACAGCTGGGCTACAAACGAAGAAATGGTTGACTGGTTTGCTATTCAGTCACCAAAAATTTTTAAAGTATTCAATGAACTTAAATTGATGTGAGGTGATAATAATGGACATTACAACATTAGGCTCATGTATAGCAATCGTTATGATTTGCTACATCGTAGGAATGGGCTGTAAGGCATCAAAAAGAATCTCTGATGAATGGATTCCGGTGATCATGGCGGTTACTGGCGGGATTCTCGGAGCAGTCGGAATGGGAATTATCCCGGATTTCCCGGCAACGGATTATATCACGGCGGTTGCAGTCGGTATGTTTAATGGATTGTCGGCCACTGGTGTAAATCAGGTTATTAAGCAGACAGTGCAGAAAGAATAATTAAGGAGAGGGTATCATGTACGAAAAAACTTTGACGATTTTCAATTATTATGAGAGTCCGACAACAGGAGATGCGTACTGGTATCCTCATGTTTTATCCGGCGTTGACCTTATTACGGATAAGGGGGCAATCATTAAGAAGTACGGGCCAGACGCAACAGACAACGCACAGTTACACGTGCGTTATACTGTCCAGAACGGCAATATAACCATTACTGATAAAGACGGTAAGATTCTCCCGTATGTACCACCTAAAGAGTGGAAACAGCAGATTAACAACGCTCTGGAAGATACTATCACATTCTCAGACGAATCGTTTTTCTGGGAAGGTGAGTGGACTGGTGGAACAGTCACTGAAAGTGATTACCGAAATGGATTCTATCAGTACATGAATGAGAATAAGGATAACGTGTTTAAGATTACCAGTGTAGGCGGTCCGTATACACTGATTCCGCATTTTGAAATTTTGGGTAAGTAATATGAGCAAAATTCATCATTTTAAAGGATTCTCTGTAGTCGATGGAGATATGAAAATCAAACTGAATATGGATAGATTCTCCAGACAGTATCAAGAAGCTCAGTATCTCCTTGATGGAATGGTCATGGACAGTATGGTTCCGTTTATGCCGATGATTACTGGAGATTTTATTAACCGAACAAGAGTTAAAAGTACATCTTTACAAGGCAGTGGAAAAGTATGTGCGGCGGCGGCTCCTTATGGGCGTTTTCTGTATGAGGGAAAAGGAATGGTTGATGAAGCAACTGGAAGCCCCTACGCAAGACGTGGAGCAAAAAAAGTACTTGTTAGCCAGTATTCCGGTCAGACAAACGCAAAAGAGAACCTGGAATACACCAAACAAGCGCACCCACGGGCACAAGCCCATTGGTTTGATGCCGCTAAACGGCAATACGGTAGCACATGGATTCGCAAAGTAAAAGCACAAGCAGGAGGTGGACGACATGGCAGATAAGCCAATTGGCAAAGATGCAACAGGATATGAAATTTTGACAGACGCCATGAAGGCACTTCTGAACCAGTATCCCGGGCTATACGAAAATGAAACAATCAAATTTGAGGAACTCGGCAAAGAATCCGGAATCGCTTTCTCAGCAGACAACGGAGCTTTGATCTATTCAGAAAAGGAAGATGTATGTGGAGTAATGCATCAGGTATGCCAGTACCCGTTTTATGTGGTTTACCGCACAGCATCCGATAAGGAACGGCAGAAGTTATCTGTTCAGAAGTTTCTGGACAGTCTCGGTAAATGGATATGCCGGGAACCAGTTATTATAAATGGCTCTGAGACACGTTTAAATGCGTTTCCAGAGCTTTCACAGGGGCGAGTAATAAAACGTATCACCCGTGATAATTCCTATGGTTTAGAGCCACAGGAGAACGGTGTACAGGATTGGTTATTACCATTATCGGTACGCTACGAAAACACTTATGAAGTAATATAACGTAACAACTGGCTATCAATTAGAGATAGTCGCTAACCTACACAGCCTTTTAAAAGTTATAGGCAGAAAGGACATTTCTATGGCAGTTACAGGAAAAATTGACCGTAAATATATGGCTCATTATGTTGATGCAGGTTCCCTCTGCGGAGGGCTGACACCAAAATATGAGCGTCTTGGAAAGGACCTGGAAGAGTACAATGTAGAACTCAATCCAGATACTGAAACATCTAAAAACATTCTTGGAGAATCCACATTCAAGCATAACGGCTATGAAGTTTCTTCTGACGCTGATCCGTTCTATGCAGACACTACTTCCGATCTGTTCACAGCATTGCAGAAGATCGTAGATGGACGTCTCAAAGACGACAGCCTCAAGACAAAAGCAGTTGAAGTCCATCTCTGGACAGAAGCCACAGCAGGCAAGTATGAAGCATACCAGCAGGACTGCTACGTTGTACCGACTTCCTACGGCGGCGACACATCTGGCTATCAGATTCCGTTCACAGTTAATTACGTTGGAGAGCGCGTCAAAGGTAAATTTGACATTACTTCCGGCTCATTCACAGCTGACAGCGAATAATTTTTAGGAGGGTGTAGAAAATGGCAAAAACAATTAATACAAACATTGATGATGGATTTCTTCTTTTTACATTCACAAACAAACAGGGAGAAGTATTTTCTTCATTTAAGCTGAATCCTACCGACATTAACGTTGCGGCAAGAGCGGAAGAATTGGAAACTTTCTTTGAACAGGCTCAGGAATCTGTTAAAAATGTTTCTTCTAGCAAAGAAATGGCGGAGATTAATAAGCAGATTGAGGACAAAATCAATTATATGCTCGGATACGAAGCATCTAAGGATTTGTTCAAAGAACCAATTACCGCAACAACTGTGTTTGGAAATGGTCAGGTGTTTGCCTATATTGTACTTGATAAGATTTCAGAAGCAATTGCACCGGAAATTGAAAAAAGAAATAAAAAAATGCAGGCTACTGTTAATAAGTATACGGAGAAATACACAAAATGACCGCCTATGAGTTACCCACCTCACTAAATATCAGTGGGGTGGATTTTTCTATCAGAACAGATTTTCGAGCGATACTCGACATTCTCATTTCCCAGAACGACCCGGAATTAAATGATTATGGGAAAAAGCAAGTTATACTCAAAATTCTGTATGAAGACTGGCAGAATATCCCTCCAGAATGCCTGGAAGAGGCTTGCGTGAAAGCCTGTGAGTTTATTGATTGCGGACAAGCAGAAGAGGACTCAGGCAAGCCCAAACCTCGATTGATGGACTGGGAACAGGACGGAGATATGATCGTACCGGCTGTAAATAAAGTTGCCGGGAAAGAAATCAGAGCCATTCCGTATATGCACTGGTGGACGTTCTTCGGATACTTCATGGAATCCGGTGAATGCCTGTTCAATACGGTCGTTGGAATCCGTTCAAAAAAAGCAAAGGGCGAAAAGCTTGATAAATGGGAAAAGAAATTCTATCAAGAAAACAAAAACATTGTTGATATAAAAACACGTCTCAGCGACGAGGAGCAAGCTTATAAAGATAAGCTGAATGAGATGTTGAACCTCAAATAGTTAGGAGGTGGACACATGGCTGCTGATGGCTCAGTCATTATTGATACCAGAATGGATACAACCGGTGTCCAGAATGGTGTCTCAGCTATAAAACAGTCATTTAACGGCCTTGGAAGTGCTGTAAAAAAAATCGGTCTGCTGATTGGTGGGGCGTTTGCTGTCGGTAAATTGGCACAGTTTGGAAAAGAGTGCGTGGAACTTGGCTCTGACCTCGCAGAAGTGCAGAACGTGGTCGATGTTACATTTACCACCATGTCGGATAAGGTGAACGAATTCGCAAAGAATGCCATGACCTCAGCCGGACTGTCAGAAACCATGGCAAAAAGGTATGTCGGTACGTTCGGAGCAATGTCTAAGTCGTTCGGATTCTCAGAAGCACAGGCTTACGACATGTCAACAGCTCTGACACAGCTGACTGGCGATGTAGCATCATTCTATAACATCAGTCAGGACTTGGCTTATATTAAGCTGAAATCAGTCTTTACAGGTGAAACAGAAACGCTCAAGGACCTCGGCGTGGTAATGACCCAGTCGGCACTTGACCAGTACGCACTGGCTAATGGCTATGGCAAGACTACATCTGCCATGACCGAGCAGGAGAAAGTAGCTCTGCGCCTGGCTTTTGTACAGAAACAGTTGTCTGCCGCATCTGGTGATTTCATCCGAACATCTGACAGTTGGGCGAACCAGGTGCGAGTGATGCAGTTACAGCTGCAATCTCTCAAGGCAACAGTCGGACAGGGATTAATCAACCTCTTTACTCCTGTTCTGAAAGTTATCAATATCTTACTCGGTAAGTTAGCAACTCTGGCAAATGCCTTCAAGTCATTTACGGAATTGATTACCGGAAAGAAGTCTTCTGGACAAACAGGTGCAAGTGGTGCAGGTCTTGCCGGGACAGATGCAATAGCTGATACGGCAGATCAATATGGAAATGCTGCCGACAATGCCGAAAAGCTGGCAGATGCAACAAATGATACAGCGGACGCAACTAAGAAAGCTACTAAGGCGGCAAAAGGATACCTTAGTCCGCTTGACGAAATAAATAATTATTCAACGGATAAAAGCGCAGATTCATCGTCAAAAGTACCGGGTGCAACCGGCGGACTTGCAGATCAGATGAAAGATGCTGTACAAAATGTTGATTACGGAAAGTTGGCAGAGGGCGAGACAGTTCTTGATAAAATGTCAAAACCGCTAAAAAAGATAATCGACAGATTTAAACAGCTGGCTAAGTTAATCGCAAAAGGATTCTGGGATGGATTAGGAGATTACGAGCCGATTTTTGACGGAATAAAAAAGGATCTTGATTCCATATGGAAATCTTTAAAGGATATCTTCACTGATCCAGAAGTTGTTAAGGCGGCAAATAAGTTCTTAGATTCATTTGCATATGCAATTGGACAAGTTGCCGGCTCATTTGCCAGAATCGGATTGACAATTGCGCAAAACATTATAGGCGGAATTGAAAAATTTTTAAAGCAGAACGTGCAAAGAATAAAGAACTATCTGATAGATATGTTCAACATCGGTGCTGAAATTTCACAAATCGCAGGAAACCTTGCAGTTGCTTTCGCAGATGTTTTCTCAGTTTTTGGTGGAGAAACTGCGCAGCAGATTACAGCAAATTTAATAGGAATCTTTGCTGAAATCGGAATGGTTCTTACAGAAACGGCTGCAAAACTTGGCAGAGATATCCTTAACATGATTGCACAGCCTTTTATCGACAACAAGGACATTTTAAAGTCAGCAATTGAGGGTAGCCTCGGAGTAATAGAAACCGTAACAAGTGGGGTCTTAACAGTTGTTCAAAACCTTAGTGACGCAGTATCAAGATTATACGATGAGCATGTAAAACCGTTCTTTGATTCTATAGCAGATGGACTATCAAGCATATTTGAAACTCTGATAACTGGATATAACACATACATTCTTCCAGTGCTACAAGGACTGGCGGAACAAATCAAAGGGCTGTTAGAGGGACCATTAGGGGACGCGATTTTAAAGATAGAAACATTCCTCGGAAAACTCATTGATTCTCTGAAACTTCTGTGGGAGTCGGTGTTAGTGCCTTTAATTAACTGGATAATCGCGAATTTACTTCCAGTTGTGGCAGAAATAATTGACGTTGTAGGCACTGTGGCAATCAAAGTCATAAAATCATTAATTAAAATTATTGGTGATGTAGCAGACACTCTGAGCGGAATCATTGATTTCCTTGTAGGCGTTTTTACGGGAGATTGGGAACTGGCTTGGCAGGGAATAAAAGAGATTGCGGATGGAGCATGGAACTTTATCAAAGATGTTGTGTCAGGTGCGTGGGAGATAATTAAAACCGTAACAAAAGGTGCACTGAACATAATAAAGACCGTCATTAGCACTGCCTGGAACGCAATCAAGACAGCGACTTCAACCGTCTGGAATGCCATTAAAAAGACCCTTTCTGGTTTATGGAGTGCTCTCAAAACCACAGCAAAGACAGTGTTTGACGCAATCAAAACTAAGGTTACGGGCGTATGGGACAAAATAAAAGACAAGACATCCCGAACATGGGAAAGCGTTACTACTTTTGTGTCTACTAAAGTCGAAGCGATAAAAACCGCCATTACCGATAAGTTTAATGCTGCCAGGGATGCGGTCAAATCAGCATTTGAAGGTATCGTGGATTTTATCAAAAGGCCAATTAATCAGGCAATTAATATCGTCAATAATGCAATCGGAGTAATCAACAACGCAATTGGTGGAATCGAATCAGCGTTTTCTTTTGGCCCATGGAATGTACCTACACCATTCGGAACAAAGAGAATCGGGTTCCATGCAACGTTCCCGCGTGTCGGAACTATTCCGTATCTGGCTAGCGGTGCAGTCATTCCACCGCGAAGTGAATTTCTTGCAGTATTAGGAGACCAGAAGAAAGGGAATAACCTGGAAGCACCGGAAAGCCTGTTACGTCAGATCGTCCGGGAAGAGTCAGGGAAAGGACAGGGAAATGGAAACACTTACAATGTTACAGTCAATGCATCCGGCAGAAAATTGTTAGATATTATTATCAGTGAAGCTGAAATGAGAAGAAATCGAAACGGAAAAAACCCATTTGAGTTAGCATAAGGAGAAGAATATGGCACAACAGGAACAGTTTAAAATAGACAATGTTGTTATAAGAGCACCGGATAGTTACAAACCGGTGTTCGCAACCACTTCTACGGAAGACTCTAAAAGAAGTCAGGATTTAATCATGCATAATACACCAATGGGAACAATTGGCGGGTATGACATGCAATGGGGCGAACTTACGTGGACTGAAATAGCAACCATACTAAATACTGTACTTAACAAAAGTCAATTCATATTCCACCATAAAGACCCAACTGTTCCGGGAAGATGGGTAGACAGAACATTCTACGCATCAAATTTTAACATGGCTGCACAAACTCTGAAAGATGGGGAAGAAAAATGGACAGATTTGTCTATCAATGTAAGGAGGATTGAGCCGATTTGATAAATGTATCTACTCAGTTAAAAAAAGAATCTCTTACAAACAGGAATTATTACGTGACAGCAAATGTTACATTGTCAAATGGCACAACTCTTAAATTAGGCAAAAAAGATTTTTACTTGTCTGGAAATAGTCTTGTGGATTCAGCAGACTCTGGGGACTTCCCAGTTGGCGTGGCAATTGAAAAAACAGCAAGTCTGTCATTAGTAAACGATGATGGACGTTTTGACGGATATAATTTTAATGCTGCAAGGTTTGTCATCTTTCTCAATGTGCAGTTATCTGACAGGATAGAAACTATAAAAAGAGGTACTTATATTGTATCGAAAAAACCTGCAACAGCGAGTGAAATAAGTATTTCTCTCTTAGATAAAATGCACAACGCTGATAAGGCATATGATTCTAACCTGTCTTTTCCTTGTACAGTCAAGGAACTGCTCTCAGAATGCTGTCAGCAATGCGGAATTACTCTTGGAGATGCAATATTCCCAAATTCGGATTTTCAGATTCAACAAGTGCCATCTAATGCGACATACCGTACAGTAATCGGAATGTGTGCCGGGATAGCCGGTGGAAATGCAAGAATAGATGAGAATGATTTGCTTAGAATTATTACGTTTAATAAGACATTTACCAATACGGCTATTTACGATGGCGGAACAGTAAAGAACTGGGCAAATGGTGAGGATCTGGATGGTGGTACGCTTAATCCATGGACAACAGGAGCTGTGATTGATGGTGGTACGTTAAGCAATAACGATTATCATGCGTTATTTTCGATTCAGAATCTACAATATGATGTAGACGATGTTATTGTAACAGGTGTCAAATGCGTAGAAGATGAGACCGAATATATGTCGGGTCAGGACGGCTATGTAATTACTATTGATAATCAACTATTGTCAGGAAATGCACAGGCAGGAGTCGAAGCTATTGGAAATCAATTAATCGGTTTGCGAATGCGTCCTTTCTCATGCGACGGAATCGCAAACGGATATGCCACTTTCGGCGACCCAGTCGAATTTATTGATACAAAGAATCGTGTCTTTAGATCATTTGCAACTAATGTAGAATTTGTGTTCGGTGGCTCAACATCATGGAGCTGTAGTGCAAAGAGTGCTGAAGAAGATGCAAGTGAATTCATTGGCGGGCAACAGGCGGCAGTAGAGCAAGCGAAAAAAGACACAGAGAAAAAGTTATCTGCCTATGACATAAAGCTCAAACAGATGAATGAACTTGCAGCAAACACGCTGGGTTTTTTCTATACAGAGGAAATGCAAGAAGATGGTTCCGTAATTACGTACCGGCATGATAAACCTACACTTGCCGACTCTAAAGTAATCTATAAAACAGGCGTTGACGGCTTCTTCTTATCCATAGACGGAGGTCAGACTTGGAAAGCAGGCTTTGACAGTAATGGGGATGCTGTTCTGAATATTCTTTACGCTATTGGCATTCAATCAGAATGGATTAATACAAGAGGTTTTACAGCAAAAGATAATAACGGGAATGTTACATTAAGAATAGACGCTGATACAGGCGCTGTCACATTAGAGGTTGAAAGCTTTACACTAAAAAGCAGAACTATTGAACAGATTGCCAAGGACGTTGCGAATGAGACAGTTCAAAGCAATGTAACTATCCCAAATTATTATGGCACGTATACACCAACATTGCAAAATTATCCGGCATCTGAGTGGAAAAGTGAAGAATATGAAAAGCATGACGGTTCAATTTTCATGAACTTCTCTACAAGTCAGGTGTATATGTTTTCTGGGACTAATGGCACTTGGCAGGAACTGGACACTGAAAAAATTGTCAATTTTGAAACAGTTTTTAACGCTCTGACAGATAATGGCAAACAAGAGGGAATTTATGTGCAGAACGGGCATCTGTATATGAATGCTTCTTACATTAAATCAGGTCAGATTTCGGCTGATTTGATTAACCTGAAAAATATTAATGTCACAAACAGTTCTGGGATGTCAACGTTTGCGATTGACAACTATGGAAATGTTACCATTAGGCCTAATACATTCGTTTTAACAAATGGCGATACGATATACAGCGTTGCCGAAGATAAAGCCTCAACAGCGTTATCAAGCGCGAATCGCTATACAGACAATGTACTTGGCAATCTTGACATAGGGAAAATGTCTAAGCAAGAAATAATTGACGTGTTGAGTGACAACAGTAGCAATAAAGGTCTGTACTTGTCAAACGGCAATGTGTACATGAATGCTGATTATATAAATACTGGTGAACTAGCAGGATGGGAAGTTGGATATAAAAAACTTTCGGCAAAAAATGGCACATATGGAGAAGTAACACTGGACGCTTCGACCGGAGAGATTTATTCGAAAACGAATACAGGGGTATATGTACCAGGATATGGTACACTGTATGGAACACGAATTAGAGGAATCAATCTTTATACAGGAACCCTACACGCAAGTTCAGTCTCAGTTAATACTAGCGTTTCAGCAAGCAACTTTTCAGCGTCAAGCAAAGTTACAGCAGGTACGCACATAGAGGCCAAAGGTCATTTTTACAGTATAGGCACAGGTACCGACCTCGCAGATTTAAGCGTGCGTGGCACGAAGAAAAGAATCCTGCCAACAAAAAACTATGGCACACAGGCATTTTATTGTTACGAAATGGCATCCCCCATGTTTGGAGACATCGGAGAAGCGTCCATATCGGAAGATGGCACATGTCTGATAGGCATAGACGACATTTTTCAAGAATCTACCAATGTAGGGATTGAATACTATGTATTCTTGCAAAAGGAAGGAGATGGCGATTGTTGGGTAGATAAAAAGGAACAGACATATTTCATTGTTAAAGGTACTCCGGGACTTAAATTTGCATTCGAAATTAAAGCACGACAAGCTGACTATGAGCACATGCGGTTTGCCGATGCGAGTGAGACGGCTTATGACAGAGCAATAGACACAGACATGCCAGAGCCAGACTACGGTGAAAGCCTTGAAGTATCAGAACCAGATTATGAAAAGGAACTTTTTAATGACAGGGAAAACATTATTGACGAAATGGGGAAAATATAATGAAGAAAATTCTTACAAGTTTTATGAATCTTAGTACAGGAGAGGGAAGTCGCATTGCCTATACTTATTCAGAAGTAGATGAGAATACAGGAAGTATTATCAGTCAGAACAATAAAGGTAATTTCCTTGTAATGAATGATGATGTACAGAAAAATCTTGATTCCATAAAGAATTATATAAAAAATAATTTCCTTTTATAAGGAGGCGAGTTTGATATGGCTGATACATATACTATACAATTCCGACGCGGCATGTACGCTGATTTTGACACGTCAAAAATTCGCCCTGGAGAGCCTGTTGCAATTCTTGGCAATGACCCATCCGTTCCATCTGGCAAAGCCTTATACATTGCGTTTGCGGCTAATGATGTAAGGCGGTTGTGTTCCATTGAGGATATTTCAGAGATGGTTAATGCCGGAGAATTTGTTGGTCCACAGGGTCCGAAAGGTGAAAAAGGAGATAAGGGCGCAGACGGTACCGTAGCATTTGAATCGCTGACACCTGAACAGAAAGAATCGCTAAGAGGAATATCTATTAAGTCAGCTTCTATTGACACAGACGGAAATCTGATAATAACGTTTTCGGATGGAGGCAGCGAAGACGTTGGAAATATTATGGGTCCGCAGGGAATTCAGGGACCCAAAGGTGATAAGGGTGATGTTGGACCACAGGGACCCAAAGGTGATAAGGGTGATGTTGGACCAAAAGGTGACAATATGAGCGATAAACAGGCCGCGCAGATCGAGCAGAACAAGACGGATATTGCTTCGCTGAAAAAGGAAACTGGTTCGCTAAAGTCAGATATATCCAACAAAATCACCAAATTCTACGCAAGTTCACAAGGCGAAACTCATCTTGCCGATTCTGACAATGGCAAAATTATGGATATGATGCTGTATGGGAAGTCTGAGCAGAAACAGTATAGTGGGAAGAATCTGCTGAATGCTACTTTGCAGACTACTACAGTGAATGGTGTTACTTGTACTGCAAATGGAGATGGAACGTATACATTAGATGGGACTGCAAATGCAAATGCTGTATTTAATTTGGGATCAGTTACTTTTACAGGTGATACAAAATATAAGATATGTGGTTGTCCGCAAGGCGGTGGAATAATCGAACGATATCATATAGAGCCTTATGGATCAACAAATGAGCAAAGAGATATAGGAAACGGTGTTATATATTCATTGTCTAATGACGAAACAAAGGCCATATATATTGTTATAACCATTGGCTTTAGAGCAAGCAATCTTCTCTTTAAACCAATGATAACCACTGACCTAACCGCCACCTACGACAATTTCGAACCCTACACCGGCGGTCAGCCGTCACCCTCTCCTGATTATCCGCAAGAGATTAAAAGCGTTGTGAATCCAACTGTGAAGGTGTGTGGAAAGAATTTATTGAATCCTACATTGTTTAAAGACTATCTACTTACAATGCATGGAGTCACTTGCAAAAGCGTAACTGACGAAACGGGTTCATATTTTTTACTTGACGGTACAGCAGATTCTGAAACTGATTTTTGGATACTGGGTAATACTGTGTTTACATATGATGGCTCGGTTGATAAACTAACTATTTCTGTGAGAGAAGCATGTCCAGATTCGTATTATTTATGTGTTGGTATACTAGAAAGGGATTTTAGAAATACTAAAGCAGTTACAACATCTTTAAAATCTTTTTCGCTTTACATTCATGTATTAAAGGGTGCTGTAATAAACAATTATAGAATCTATGTTCAGGTTGAAGTTGGAGATATTGCCACTGACTATGAACCTTACCACGAACAGACCGTCACTCTCCCATACACTCTCAACGCAATCCCTGTAAGTTCAGGTGGTAACGTCACAATTGATGGTCAGCAGTATATTGCAGATTATGTGGATGTGGAACGTGGGAAATTGGTTAGGATGTGCAAAGAATATGTCATTACTGGCTCTGAAAGACTGGCAATGTATTGGCTTGGGAATGCGTCATATTTAAGAAATGTATGTTGTATAAATAATTTTGAAAATATAGTTTTATATGATGGAATAAATCCACTTGCAATGTCTGACATGTTTATTGGTAAAATAAGTGAGAATGCAGATGATGAACGTGCTATATACTTGATGCTTCGTGGAAGTGGTGATAAAACACTTGCTATTAAATTCCTTGATAGTGATGGAATAACGACTGTTGATTTAGCAAAACAATGGCTAATAGAACATAAACCTAAAACTGTATTCGTATTATCAACTCCAGAAGAAATCGACCTCACATCCGAAGAAGTACAGGCATTCAAAGCACTTGCAACATATTATCCAATCACAAATATATCCATCAATTCAGAGCAACTTGACGGATATACAGTATTAAACTATCCAATAAGCATGGAGAACGGTTGGAATTATGTAAAACAGCAGATAGGCGATACGAGAGATTATATCTATGACATGGACATACAGAGCGCAGAAGCCTATGTCAACAGCGAATATGCAGTAGCATTAACAGAATTGGAGGTATGATTATGTTATATAGAACATTATTAAAACTTAAAAAAAGAAACGGACTGACAGATGATTTAAAAAATAAGATTGATATTTTCTTCGCAACGGGCAGAATTACAGAGGAACAGTACAATGAGCTGATGGATGTTAATAAGGAAGAAGAACCGAAAGCGGAAACTAATTAACTAAAGAAGGCATTTAGTTAATCTTTGTCGAACGAAACATGTCTAAAATAGAATAAAAAAAAATACCCTTTTACGGGGCACCATTTAGCATTATCCGGCAGGCAATCACCTGTCGGATTTTTAAATTGGTACAGAGA